GCAACTAAAAAACTTGCAATATTTGATGCTTTTGAAATATTAAATAGAGTTGAGGCTGAAAAAGCATTACTTGAAGGTAAAACACTAGAGGAAAAGCAAGAGTCATTTAAAGGCTTTGCTGAAAGAAGATCCAAATAATGTATAAACAATCATTATATAGCGTTATAGAGCCTGTAAAAATTAATGCAATTAAAAGGCTTAATAAAGCAAAAAAGTGGGAATACGGTTATAATAAGGAACACGATATTATTGTAATTAGTAAAACTGGACAGATTGGAGATATTTACAATATACAAAATTTAAAAATAGCACTACCCAAACAACCAAAAGAAGTTTTTAAAGGTAATAATAAATGGGAGGTACAAGAGTATCCAAAAGAATTACAGAAATTAAAAACAATATTTGATTGGAGGGATTTGCCTGATGATTTCAAAAATAAATGGAATGTGTATATTGACAAAGAATTTACTAAACGTGAGGACGGTTATTGGTTCTATAACAAAGGTAACCCTATTTATATCACTGGTTCTCATTATATGTATTTGCAGTGGACCAAAATTGATGTTGGAAAACCAGATTTTAGAGAAGCAAATAGATTATTTTTTATATTCTGGGAAGCTTGTAAAGCAGACAAGAGGTGTTATGGAATGTGCTACCTCAAAAATAGACGGTCTGGGTTTTCGTTCATGGCATCGTCGGAGGCTGTCGGACAAGCTACTATTTCTTCCGATTCTAGATTTGGAATACTTTCAAAATCAGGTTCGGATGCAAAAAAAATGTTCACCGATAAAGTTGTCCCAATATCTGTTAACTACCCATTCTTCTTTAAACCAATACAAGATGGTATGGATAGACCAAAAACAGAGTTGGCATACCGTGTACCAGCAAGTAAACTAACAAAGAAGAGTATACTTACAAAGCAAAGAACCGAGGATCTTGAAGGATTAGACACAACTATTGACTGGAAAAATACAGGGGATAATAGTTATGATGGTGAAAAATTAGCTTTATTAGTACATGATGAAGCTGGTAAATGGGAAAGACCAGAAAATATTTTAAATAACTGGAGGGTAACAAAAACCACATTAAGATTAGGTAGTAGAATTATTGGTAAGTGTATGATGGGTTCAACAAGTAACTCATTGGACAAAGGAGGTGAAAACTTTAAAAAACTATATAATGACTCAGATGTTACAAAAAGAAATCGTAATGGCCAGACTCGCTCAGGATTATATAGTTTGTTCATACCTATGGAATGGAACTTCGAAGGATTCATTGATTCTTATGGATTACCTGTATTCGATACACCGAAGAAAGCGGTCGAAGATAATTACGCCCAGCTTATTGATGTCGGGGTTATCGAACATTGGGAAAATGAAGTTGAAGGATTAAAAGGGGATCAGGACGCTTTAAATGAATTTTATAGGCAATTTCCAAGAACTGAGGAACATGCTTTTAGAGATGAAACTAAAAATAGTATATTCAACCTCGTAAAAATTTATGAACAAATTGATTATAATGAAGAGGCTAAATATGATAGTGTTATTAATACTGGGAATTTTTCATGGAAAAATGGAATTAAAGATACCCAAGTAGAATTTACACCAAATTTAAATGGTAAATTTAATATAACTTGGGTACCAAGTAGAAATTTACAAAATAAAATAATAATAAAAAATGGAGGTAAATATCCAGGTAATGAGCATATCGGCGCATTTGGATGTGACAGTTATGATATATCTGGTACAACTGATGGCAAAGGATCTAAAGGAGCTCTACACGGATTAACCAAGTTTAGCATGGAGAATGCTCCGCCAAATAGATTTTTTTTAGAATATATTGCTAGACCTCAAACTGCTGAGATATTTTTTGAAGATGTATTAATGGCTTTAGTATTTTATGGAATGCCAATATTATGTGAAAATAACAAACCAAGATTATTATATTATTTAAAAAGAAGAGGTTACAGGGGATATTCAATGAATAGACCTGATAAGATCTGGAATAGATTATCTGTTGCAGAAAAAGAAATAGGTGGAATACCAAATTCAAGTGAAGATATTAGACAAGCTCATGCCGCAGCTATAGAGAGTTATATTAATAATTATGTGGGTATGAAAGAAGACAATAACTGTGGTGATATGTATTTTAATATTACATTAAATGATTGGGCTAAGTTTGATATAAATAAAAGAACAAAATTTGATGCTGCGATAAGCTCAGGCTTAGCGGTTATGGCATGTAATAAAAATTTATATGCGCCCCGCGCGCATATAGAATTAAAAGATAAAGTTAATTTTAGTTTTGCTAAATACAACAATAAAGGAAATTCTTCAAAAATCATACAATAAATGGCTAAAGTAATAAAACAGGGCATTTTTCCAAGTCAAGCTGCAAGCGATACTGAGAAATCTAGCGAACAATATGGTTTGCAGATTGGTAACGCTATAGAAGCAGAATGGTTTAAAAAAGATGGGTCAGATACACGTTACTTTGCAAATAGAGATAATTTTCATAGATTAAGGCTATATGCAAGAGGGGAACAAAGTGTAGAGAAATATAAAAACGAATTATCAATTAATGGTGATTTATCTTATCTTAATTTAGATTGGAAGCCAGTTCCTATTATACCTAAATTTGTGGATATTGTTGTTAATGGTATTGCAGAGAGAGGTTATGATTTAAAAGCTTATTCTGTAGATAGTGTAGCTTCAGCAGAAAGAACCGAGTATGTTAAGGGGTATTTAGAAGATATGCGTTTATTTGAGTTCAAACAAAACGTAGAAGCACAAACAGGTTTAAACACATTTAAGAATGACCCAAACAACCTACCTGAATCTGATGAAGAGTTAGAATTGCATATGCAATTAAACTATAAACAAAGTATAGAAATTGCTCAAGAACAAGCATTAACTAATGTATTTGATTTAAACAAATATGAACTTCTTAAGAAAAGATTGGATTATGATACTACAGTTTTAGGTATATCTTGTGTAAAAAATAGTTTTAATACAGCTGAAGGTATTAAATTAGAATATGTAGATCCTTCTGATTTAGTTTATTCATATACTGAATCCCCTTATTTTGATGATTTATATTACGTAGGCGAAGTAAGAAAATTAACTATTGGAGAATTAAAAAAACAATTCCCAGAATTAACCACTGAAGATATAAAGAAATTAGAATCTTATGGGGCAGGTAGTACGAAATTACGTAATAAATTTTCTACATCTGGTAGTATTGATAGTAATTATGTATATGTATTGCATTTTGAATATAAAACTTTTGAAAATCAAGTTTATAAAATAAAAGAAGGTAGTAGTGGTTACCAAAAAGCTCTAAAGAAAAATGATGGATTTAATCCACCTGAAGAAAGTGATCCTAGATTTAAGAAAGTAAACAGATCAATTGAATGTTTATATGAGGGTGCTAAGATTGTTGGTCAAGAAAAGTTATTAAAATGGCGAAAAGCTGTTAATATGACTAGGCCTAAATCGGATATTACAAAAGTAGCTATGAGTTATAATATTGTAGCTCCAAGAATATATAAAGGAAAGCCTGAATCATTAGTAGGGAGAATGACATCATTCGCTGATATGATTCAAATAACGCATCTTAAATTACAACAAGTTCTTTCCCGACTTGTACCAGACGGTGTATATTTAGATGCGGATGGTCTTGCTGAAGTGGATTTAGGTAATGGTACAAATTACAATCCACAAGAAGCATTGAATATGTATTTCCAAACTGGTTCTGTTATTGGTAGATCAATGACACAAGATGGCGATATGAATCCTGGTAAAGTGCCTATTCAAGAACTCCAATCATCAGGGGGTAATAATAAGATAGCTAGTTTGATACAGTCTTATAATATGTATTTACAAATGATGAGAGATGTAACTGGGTTGAATGAAGCAAGGGATGGCAGTACGCCAGACAAAAACGCTTTAGTTGGATTACAAAAATTAGCCGCTGCTAATAGTAATACAGCTACAAGACATATACTGCAAGGTGGTTTATATTTAACATTAAAAACAGCCGAAGCAGTATCGTTAAGAATATCGGATGTATTAGAGTATTCTAATACTAGTAACCAATTTATGCAAACCTTGGGTAAAATAAATGTAGGTAATTTAAATGAAATTAAAGACTTACATATACATGATTTTGGTGTATTCCTAGAATTAGCGCCTGATGAAGAAGAAAAAGCCTTACTTGAAAATAACATTCAAATGGCTATTCAACAACAAGCTATAAATCTTGAGGATGCTATTGATGTTAGAGAAGTTAGAAATCTAAAACTTGCTAATCAATTATTAAAAGTAAGAAGGAAAAAGAAATTTGACCAAGACAGGCAGATACAACAAGAAAATATACAAGCTCAATCTCAAGCTAACCAAGAATCTTCTCAGGCCGCTGCTGCAGCTGAAATACAAAAGCAACAAGGTATTGCTGAAAGTAAAGTTCAAATAGAACAAGCTAAATCTGGTTTTGATATTCAAAAATTAGAGAGAGAGGCGGCTATTAAAAAAGAATTAATGCAATTTGAATTTGATTTGAATATGAAGCTTAAAGAAGTTGAATCAAATGGAATTAATGATAAAGAGAAATACAAAGAAGATCGTAAAGACGAAAGAACAAAAATACAAGCATCACAACAAAGTGAATTAATAGACCAGAGAAAATCTGGTAAAGCTCCTAAAAACTTTGAATCCGCTGGATTTGATAATTTAGGTGGATTTGGATTAGAGCAATTTGATCCAAGATAAATTTTTTTAACAATTATATAATATTTTATTATGGCAAAAGCTAAAGCTAAAGTGCTGGAAGACGAAATAAAGACTCCAGCCGAAAAAGAAAAAGAAGTACAAAAAGATTCTAATTTTGATGAAGAATCTGGTATGTACAAAGTAGATTTAACTAAACCGGAAAAGGTTCAGGAAAAACCTACTGACAAAAAGGTTGAAAAAGAACCTGAACAAGAAGAAACACCTGTATTAGAAGAAATAACTGATGAAACAGATAAAGTTGACGAGGATGGAGTGGATGGAAGCGCTGAAGCTACCGACACCGCAAAGGAACAAGAAGAAATATTACAGGAAAAAGAAACACAAGAACCAGTAGAACTACCAGAAAATATACAAGAACTTGTAAAATTTATGGAAGAAACTGGTGGAAGTATTGAAGATTATGTTAGATTAAACGCAGATTATAGTAGCGTAGATGAAGACGTATTATTAAGAGAATACTATAAACAAACAAAATCACATCTCAGTTTTGATGAAGTATCTTTTTTATTAGAAGACCAATTTTCTTTTGATGAAGAGATAGATGAACCAAGAGATGTTAAAAGAAAAAAATTAGCTCATAAAGAAGCAGTCGCAAATGCTAAAAACTTTTTGACAGGATTGAAGGATAAGTATTACAAAGAAGTCAAGTTGGGTTCTAAGTTACTACCTGAACAGCAAAAAGCTATAGAATTTTTCGATCGCTATAATACTGAGCAAATATCAGCTGAGCAATTATTAAAGAAGCAAACAACACATTTTAAACAACAAACTGAAAATGTTTTTAACAAAGATTTTAAAGGTTTTAATTTCGATGTCGGAGATAAAAAATATAGGTTTAACGTTAAAGATGCTAATACAGTGAAAGAATCCCAGAATTTATCAAAGGTTTTTGAAAAATATGTTGATAAGGATCAACTCCTTACTAACGCGGGTGGGTTCCACAAAGCTTTATTTGCTGCTTCTAATCCTGATGCTTTGGCTAATCATTTTTACCAACAAGGTAAAGCAGATGCTGTAAAACAAATTACAGCAGATGCGAAGAACATCGATATGAACCCCCGTAAAACTGCGGATGGTTTTGTTGATGCTGGTGGTTTAAAAGTGAGAGTTATTTCAGGTGATGATGATTCAGGGCTAAAATTAAAGTTCAAAAATTATTAACAATTAAAAAAACCAATTAAAAAATGGCAACAAACGCAACTTATGCAGGACCAGGCGTGTCCAGTTTAGCTACTCCGGCTACTTCTAAAATGACTACAGCAGGTAGTTACTTAGATATTCAAAACGACGGATGGGCAAAACAATACTTACCTGAACTGTATGAAAAAGAAGTTGAAAGATACGGTAATAGAACCGTAGCTGGATTCTTAAAAATGGCAGGGGCAGAAATGCCTATGCAATCAGATCAAGTAATTTGGTCTGAGCAAGGAAGATTACACTTAGCATACAATGCTCAAATTAATCCCGTAACAGGGGCAGTTGATACTTTTACAGGTATTGACTCAGGAGCAACTGAAGCTCACTCGTTAAGAGTAGGTAACACACTTGTATGTGATATAGGTGGAGTCGTATTTAAAGCATATGTACAAGCAATTACCGCAGGTACTGCGGCAGTTATTGTGCCTTACGGTGCTGAAAACGTTGATGACCTAACGGGAATCTCAACTACAGATAATCAAGTAATTAAGATGTTTGTATATGGTTCTGAATTCAAAAAAGGAACTGATGCAATGACTGAATCAGTTGAACCTACGTTCAAAACTTTTACAAATAAACCAATGATCCTTAAAGATCATTTTGAAATCAACGGTTCTGATACTGCTCAAATTGGGTGGGTTGAAGTGACTGGCGAAAGTGGTCAAGGTGGTTACTTATGGTACTTAAAAGCATCTGGTGATACTAATAAAAGATTTGATGAATATATGGAAATGGCAATGATCGAAGCTGAAAAATCGGCTTCTACAGCGCATGCAGATATTCCTGCTGGATCTGAAGGTTTACTTTCAGCTATTGGCAATAGGGGTATTGTAGCAACATTACAATTTGATGCAGCAACACCAGCAGCTGATAAGCTTCCTGAATTTGACTTATTATTAAAAGAATTAGACAAACAAGGGGCTATTGAAGAAAATATGTTATTTTTAGATAGAGATGCAAATCTTTATATAGATGACCTATTAGCTGGCCTTGATGGAGGTAGTGCTGGATCTGGATCTGCTTATGGTGTATTTAACAATTCAATAGACCAAGCGATCAATTTAGGATTCAAAGGATTTAGAAGAGGTTCTTATGACTTTTATAAAACTGACTGGAAATATCTTAACGATAAATCTACAAGAGGTAATTTAGGTGGTTTACAAGGAGTTTTACTTCCAGCTGGGAGTTCTTCTGTTTACGATCAAACATTAGCCGCTAACGTTAGGAGACCTTTCTTACATGTAAGATACAGGGCTTCTCAAGCGGATGATAGAAAATTGAAAACTTGGGTTACAGGTTCAGTAGGTGGCGCTGCTACAACTGGATTTGACAAGATGGAAATTCACTATCTATCAGAAAGATGTTTAGTAACGCAAGCTGCTAACAACTTTATAAGATTCGATTCTTAATATTTATTAAAGGTAACGGGTGCTTCGGCACCCAGCACCTTTATTTTAACATTTTTATTATATTATATCATGAAACAAACAAAAAAAGTGGTTACAAAACCACAGGTTGTAGAACAACCAAAATCAAAACCTATTGAAGTTAAAAAACCTAAATGGGAAATAAAAGACAGGTTGTATGAGCTAACTATTAGTGATACACCAATTACATACATATTAAATAGTAGAGGAATTTTACATTTTGATGAAGAAAAAGGTTATGAAAGAGAAATAAAATATTGCGAAAATCAAAAAACAGTTTTCCAAGATGAAATGAAGGGGAGCCAAAGGCTAAGCCATATTTCTTTTAAAAATGGTAAACTTTATGTTCCAAAAGAAAAACAAACGTTACAAAGTTTTCTTAAACTTCATCCAAAAAATGGTACTCATTTTCAAGAGTATGATGCAGTGCAAATTGCAGAAGATGAATTAGATACACTCCAATTAGAAATTACAGCTTTAACAGCTGCACAGGCTATTGATGTTGACCATGCAGAGGCTATTTTGAGGTCAGAACTTGGATCTAAGGTATCTAGCATGACTTCTAAGGAACTTAAAAGAGATTTGCTACTATTTGCTAAAAAGAACCCAGAATTGTTCTTAGAATTAGCGGAAGATGAAAACATTAATATTAGAAATTTAGGTATAAAAGCCACAGAAAATCATATTATAACTTTATCTAGCGACCAAAGAACATTTAATTGGGCATCAACAGGAAGAAAACTTATAACAGTTCCATTTGATGAAAATCCATATTCAGCATTAGCTGCATGGTTTAAAACAGATGAAGGTGTGGAAGTATTCCAAACAATTGAAAAAAGATTAAAATAATCGTTTATAGTGGTTGAGCCGCTATATGCGGCTTAATCATTATATAAAAAAATACTATGGCAATTTCAGTAAATTCAGTATATAGAACTGTACTTTCAATAATAAATAAAGAAGGTAGAGGATATTTAACGCCGGATCAGTTCAATAGAATAGGCGCGCAAGTACAATTAGACTTGCTAGAAAAATCATTTTTTGATTATAACAGGGCTATGAACAGAAAGAAAAGCTTTGTTGTAAATGATGAATACGGAGATTTGCCAAGAAATATAAAAGAAAAAATAGATATATTATCTAAAGAAGCTACTTTATCTATTGCATCAGGGTTAGCAACATTGCCCTCTGATTTATATAGAATTATAAATATAACATCAGATAGTAGAACAATTAATCTACAAGAAGTTAAAAAATCTGAATTATCTTATATAAATGCTTCAAAATTAACAAAACCTACTTCACAATATCCGGTATATTACTTAGAGTCGGCATCGGCTAATACCGCGAATCAAGCAACAACATCACAAACTTCGGGTACAACAATTACAACAACATCTGGTGTAATTGAAACAACAACTTACCCAGTAGTTGTAAGCGCTACTGTGACTGCAAAAACTTTTACTTATGATACATATTCGAATAATATCCTTGGGGATGCTACTGCACTTGGTCATATTTTAAAAGGAGGGAGTATACCTACGACTGGTGTTCCTTTTAGAGTATATACAAATACAGCAGCTAGTGGGAGTGCAGGTACTATAGTAGGTGACTATTTCCAAAATGTATTATTTACAGAAGATGATGCTTTAACAGCTCATCCTTACCCCAGTGCAACAGCATCTATAACTTTGAATAGTTATAATTCTGCTATTCTACCTGGTATGGAGATTTCTGGTACTATTACTGATAATTATGGAACAGGGACTACCACAATTCCCGGGGGAATTACTGTTAGAACCAATACTAATACCAGTAGTAAAAGTGTTTTAGTTCTTGAAACTGGAGCTGGCGCAGAACCTGGTACTGGGACAATATATACTTGGCCTCGCGCACCTTGGAAAGGGGATACTTTGACTTTTAAAACTACTAATTCAGCAAATACTAATATTAAATTTTTACCTACAACAATAGCATCTGCTCAAATAGACTATGTAAAAATACCCCAAGAACCTAAATGGGGATTCACAAGAACAAGTAATAACGCATATAACTATCAAGCTTCAACTTCTTATGATTTTGAATTACATAAATCAGAGCAAGTTAATTTAGTTATAAAAATACTTGCGCACGCGGGTGTAATAGTAAAAGACCCTACATTAATACAAATGGCAGGGAATGAGGAAAACAAAAAAATTCAACTTGAAATTACTAAATAATGGCATTACTACAAGAAACATCATATCAATATTACGAATCTAGTCAAGTAATTGTAGCTTCGGCAGGTCAAGCAGAATTTACAATAACTTTAGATCCAGTACCATCTAGTGCCGAGAAATTTCTTGTGTACGCTAATGATGTAGAAATAACCTCTGGGATTACATATGCTCCAGGGACAGGTGTATTAACTTTAGACCCCGCTAGAGCATTAGGAGATTCTATAACTATAAAATTAAAAGATAAAGGATTAGGCAAATATAGATATGTAAAATTAAATGATATTATAAATAACTATTTAGTTGCTTTTGTAGGGGATGGAAAGATTATTGATAGCGCTAAAAAAACAGATGTAATGTTCCACGCAAAACGTGGTATACAAGAATTTAGTTATGATATATCAAGAATTGAAAAAATACAAGAAATAGAAATAGGACCTAGTTTATCGATGCCCATGCCTCAAGATTATGTAGGATACACTCGTTTATCTTGGATTGATGGATCCGGTATTGAAAGATTAATATTACCAGCAAGATTTAGCTCAAGGCCATCAGAAGCATTATTACAAGCTGAAGATTATAATTATCTTTATGATGCAGATGATAATGCTTTAACAAGTACATCTGTGACTAGCGCTAGATTTAATGAGTTGGATATTGCGAATATTTCAGGTTCAGTACCTAATGCTAAAATAAGTCATGATATATATGATAGAGGAGTAGATAGAATGGCTGCACATGGCGCAAGATTTGGTTTAAGTCCTGAATTTACACAAGAAAACGGATTTTTTATAATTGATGAAGCAAATGGTACTATTAATTTTAGTAGTGATATGGTTGAAAGACTTATTACTTTAAAATATGTATCAGATGGTTTAGGAAGTGATGATGAAATGCAAGTACATAAATTTGCAGAGGATGCAATATATAAATATATAACTCATGCAATAGCTTCTTCAAAAGTTAATATGCCTGAATACATTATAAACAGATTTAGAAAAGAAAGAAGAGCAGCAATGCGCACCGCTAAGATAAGATTATCAAATTTAAAAACTGAAGAAATTACCCAAGTTATGAAGGGTAAATCTAAACAAATCAAATAGTACATATGCCAGAACTTAAAAATACCTTTTTAGAAGGTAAAATGAATAAAGATCTAGATGCTCGTTTGTTAAAAAACGGAGAATATGTCGATGCGCAGAATATCTATGTAACTAAATCTGAAGGTTCAAATGTAGGTACTGCACAAAATATTTTAGGTAATAAATTAGCTTATATTAATAATGCCCCAGTAACTTTCAAAACAAGGTTTAATAGTGATGGTGGAACTAATATAAATCTTAATGCTTATTATCAAGAAAAATATGGATTATCCGCTCCTAATGTACCGAGTGATGCTTTTGATGATATATCTGTAGGTGATGTGATTACTGGTTTAACTAGTCCTTCTGGAACAGTTACAGTAGCTAGTATACCAGGACTTAATGGAAGTGATTTTAGGATAACTACGAATGTAAGTAATGCTGTTTATAGTTCTAGTGCAGATATAACTTTTACACCCGCTTCTGGTTCGGGACACCCTGAAAATGCTGGTACTGTTATTGGATATTTTGCAGATGGTGAAAGAACTCAAGACGATAAATATAAAATATTTTATTTTGTAAAAGGAACTGGTTCGGTTAAAGATAATATTTATTATTATGAAGCCGGGTCTACCACGGCGCCTATATCATTAATAAACAATACTGATAACTTTTTAAATTTTAATACAAATTATTTAATAACAGGTATAAATTTAATAGATGATTTATTATTTTGGACTGATGATTTAAACCAACCAAGAAGAATAAATGTTGAAACAGCGAAAGCTACCACAACATATTATAATAATGAAGATAAAATATCTGTAGCAAAATATTATCCTTATTCAGCACCCAAAGTTTTAAGACAAGTTGACGGGACAGATCACAGCGGGATGCAATTGTTAAAAACTCAAGCAATATTAGCTGGAGCAGTTAATAATAGTAAAACTTTAATTATAGACGAAGAAAGAGGAGCAACTGGTGCGGATATTTCACACGATGTGCATGTAGGCCAGGAAATTTATGATGATGCAACTTTTTTAGGTAAAGTTACAGCAGTAGACAACTTAACAATTACTTCAGATACCAATATAACCAAACTCGATAATACTTTATTAACATTTTTAAATCAAGATGATGAATTAAAAGAAAAGTTTGTTAGATTTGCATATAGGTTTAAATTTAAAGATAGTGAGTATTCATTGATATCACCATTTACACAACATTGTTTTATACCTAAAACATATAATATATCATATGATGGGCACGAATTAGCTGATGCTGATAAGATCCCAGGTTTAAACTCTACACAAAGGATTGAAGCAGCGGAGACGACAGAATTAAGAAGTTTCACGAATGATGCTTCACACGTAAACTTACAAATAGAATTCCCTTCCCAATCCCCAACAAGTGATTTTGAAATTGAAAAAATTGAGATTTTAATAAAAGAATCAGACAGACCATCTATAAGAAGTTTAGCCCAATTAGCAATAACCGATAGTAGTGTAGGTAGTGATAAAATATATAACTACACATATAAAGGAACTTTACCATATAAAACATTACCAGAAAATCAATTAACAAGAGTATATGATAATGTTCCAGCTAAAGCAAAGGCCCAAG